TTAGAGAAACTGCTGCTCGTTTGGGCGTAAATCCAAATGCGCTAACAGGTATTTTGAATATTGAAAGTGGAGGCACGTTTAATCCAGCAACACGAGGCGGAGCAAGCAACAGATATTACGGCATATTCCAACTAGAAGATAGACAAATACCTAATTTAACTAGAACTGCGCTCGGACAATCTCTTACTCCAGAACAATATCAACAAAGATCTTTTGCTGATCAACTAAAGGTATATGAACAGTATATTAGGAATGCAGGCGTTTCTTCTGGATTTTTTACAGGAGATGCATCAAAAGACGCGTCTAGATTGTGGGCATTACAGCTAGCTCCTGGTAATGCAAGAAGATTAAATTACGATGATCCTAATACCGTAATAAGCAGATCCAGACAAGCAGCTGCAATTAGTGCTGGACCTGGATTAGTTACTGTAGGCTCAGTTCAACGCGAAACTCTACGAAGAGGGGGATTAGCAGGCGGAACCCCAACTGGTTCTCCAACATCACTAGCTAATCAACCAAATGTTCCTGTAGATGGTCCAGCTGCTAATGCTGCTGCCGCTTCTGCCACACCAGGAGGACCACAAAGAGCATCAAGCGGATATACATCTCCTGTTGATGGCGCAAGAATATCAAGTAAGTTTGGTTATCGTATTCATCCTATCAGGAAAACTCGTAGGATGCACACTGGCGTTGATTATGCTGCACCAACAGGAACTCCAGTAAAAGCAACAGCAGACGGTAATGTTGTTCGTGCAGGTCCTGCTGGTGGTTATGGTAATATGGTAGAAATACAACATGCCGATGGTACCACCTCACGTTATGCTCACTTACACGCATTTAGAACTTCTGTGGGGCAACCAGTAAAGCAAGGTCAGGTTATCGGTCTAGTTGGCAGCACTGGTATGTCAACGGGACCGCATCTTCATTTTGAGATTCGGAAAAACGGATCTCCAGTTGATCCGCTTGGAGTGCTTGGTGGATCAGCAGCAACTATTCCAGCAGCAGAAGCAGCAAACGCAACAGAACCGATTGCTGGTCCTGGAAACACAACAGCAGTTCCTGGTCCTGGAGGTCAAGTTGCTTCACAGGGAGCTCCAACAATGGCAATGAATCCTTTCGTAGGATCGCCTTTGTTTGGACTAGCACAAATGTTTGGTTTCATGGCAGGCGCACCTATGCCTGGAATGATGGGTATTAAACCTATTATTATCAATAAAACAAGAACAATAAGAAAAGCGCCAGATATCGGACCAGCTATTGTTCCGATAGTCGCCACTTCCTTATTTGGCGCAATGATGAGGGCATTCTAAGATGGCGATCTCAAATCTAGTTGGTGCGGCACAATCATATGATAGACCAAGCGTGTTTGCTATGGCAGCAAACGATAATATGGTCAAAGTATCAAGCGATTTATTGAATCTTGCAATAAGCGATTTCTCGTCTTTTCTGAGTAAGACTAATGATTCGCTGCAGGATTTGCGCGACTCATCTACAAAAACTGTTGATGGTTTCAAGAAAGTTATTAGAGATCTTACTGATTTAGATAAAAATATTCGTTTCAAGTTTACCTATCTTCGTAAAGAAATTGAATCATCGCGTAATGATTTTCTAAATGCTCTTAAGTCAATCTCATTTGATTTTGCTGGTGGTGAAGGTGGTGAAGGAGGCGGAGATCTTCCGTTTACAGAAACAACTCAAGCGGAAATTACTGGATTTGGTCCTCCTGTTATTCCTCCTGTTATTCCTCGAACTAAACCAGACCCAAATAAACCAAATAAACCAGATAAACCAGGCACTAAACCAAACCCAAACGAAAAACCCACAAAGAAGCCTTCTCTTAGGGAAAGAATAGTCAATGCCAGACAACGGGTGCTTAATCAATTACAAGAAAACGCCAGAAACAGAACACAGAGAACACAGCCAGGAACGCCAGAAAAAAAACCCACCCCTAACCGTCCGCCACCAAAGGCACCAGCACCAGCAATCAATATAGAAATTCCAGGAAAACCTACCGCTAGAATTTCTATGGCATACACGCCGCCAACACAAGGAGTTTCTGGCGCAGGGATTGAAGGACTATCTGGAAAAACAACTGCTAGGTTGGGAGGGTTGCCTCCAAGTTACGTTCCAGCGGGAGCACCACAAAACATTAATGCAAAAGCTGATCCTAACGTAAAAGCTGCTGCGCTTAAACATGGAATGAAAGGTGCTGCTGAAAAGATTATGAGTAGCGTTAAGGGCGTTCTTGGGTTTGATCCAGGAATCTTGGGAAAATTGGGTGGCGCCCTTAATGTTATTATGGCAGCTGCAGCTCCTGCTTTGGCATTTGAAAGATATTATAATACTCCTGAAAACGAAAAAGAAGCTAAAGAAAGAGCATGGAAAGATTTCCAGATATCTGTGTTTGAAGGATTAGGATCGTTTCTTGCTGGTAATGTCGGCGCTATGGTCGGCACTGCATTTGGTGGTCCTATAGGATCTTTGGCTGGCGGAATATTGGCCGCTCAAGCAGGCGGTCTTCTTGGTAGATCTTTGGGTCGTTCAATAATAGATGGTGAAAATTTCTTGGACGCGTTGAAAGATGAATTGTACAAAGCGGCAGAAGCAGCAAAAGTATCAGAAGAAGAATTACAAGAAATTCGGAATGCATCAGCATCAAGAGCTCAGCGTTTTCGTAGAAACCGTGACGATAGTAATACCGAACTGTTCAATCCTTATGGCATGACCGATCAAGACATAGTTGAGAAAATTAACGAAAGCAGATTTCTAAAAGAAGAATACCTTAAATGGAAAAACACTGAAGAAGGTAAAAAGAACAAACAAATGGGAACTGCTGAATGGTATAAATTTATAAAAATGGGAGACAACGGCATTGGTGATGACAATGCTACAGATTTTTCATATCAAAGCCCAACACAAAGAAGTAGATTGAATCCTATGAGCTGGTTAAAGGGCAGAGATACGACTGAAACCGTTAATGTAAAGCAGGGTCCTGGAAACGGAAAAGGCGGACCTGCAGAACCAGATCTAAAGGGATCGGGACTAGAATATCAATCTCGTCAAACCGATCCAATGAACATGATGGCGTCTTATCGTAATATGCAGATGGATATGAATCCAGAAGTATATAACATGTCAGATGAAGTTTCTGAAGGCGATCCAAATCATCCAACAGGACCAATGAGTGTGCTACCAACTGCTGATCAAATGGGCGGAACTACCATTCATGCCTTTATCTATAAGCAATCACAGCGTGATGCGTTTGGTAGAGAAACGAATAGCGTCATAGCATAAAAAAGGGGGAACATTGCTGCTCCCCCAAGTATAATCGTAAGGTGAAAGGAAAGGAAAGCCCTACGATTAATCGTCGTCCTCTGCAAGTTTTTCAAAGAACGACAAATCTTCATCATTATTTGAAGGACGCTTTGGAGCAGCTGCGGTCTTACCAACTGCTGGCGCAGCAGCTGCACGAGGTGCTGGTTCAAAGGCATCGTCTTCACTATCGGTCCGACGAGGAGCGGGAGCATCACCGAGAACCTTATCCAAACGCTTCTTCAGTTCTTCATAAGTCTTGAAGTTGCTTGGAGCAAGGAATGCCTGAAGTGAATGCTGCTTCTTCCAGATTGCCTCGATGTCTGATTCGTCATCAGCAATCTCAGTAGCATCATCAAACTCGCTCTTATCGTAGTTACGATATCCTTCAACATTCCGAATCTTTAGCTTGAAGTTTGCCCCTTCCCAAAAATCAAAGGGATTCATTGGGGTTTCATCTTCAAACTGTGGATTCATCTTTTCATTGATCTTATCGAAGATTTTCTTACCGAACTTGTAAAGGAATACCTTGCCTTCATTTTCTGGATGAGCAGGATCCTTTACAATAAGGATGTTTGTGATATAAGTTAGACGCCGTTTGCGCTGACGAACAATTTCCTTATCCTTATCGTTGCCTGAGTTCCACAACTTTGAATTCATTTCAGCAACTGGATCCTGCTGATTCAAAGTTGTAAGAGAGTTTTCGATATACCAGCCTCCTGGACCCTGGAAACCATGATTCCAGATGCGCACCCACGGGAGTTCCTCGTTTTGTGTCGCAGGAAGAAAGCGAATAACGGCATAACCATTACCTGCCTTATCAACTTCTGGTTGCCAGAAGCGATCATCAGCATTAGATGACTGCGCCTGTGGATTAGCCAGTTTGTTGAGTTCCTGAGACAGCTTGTCGAGGGAAGAGGTGCGAGCACGCTTGAGGGCTGAAAAAGATTCATTCATATGTATTCTCCGTATAGTTTGTGTTTCGTCTTATCCACTTGATTCATAACATATGAGTATATATTAAAATAATTTGACTCGTTTGTCAAGACTTAAATACACTCCTCATTACTTTTTTGATGTTGGTTTTATCAACATTCAGGAATGGTCTATAGTTATGGAGTTGCCGAGATATGTCAGACCAAACAATCTCGTCCTCTATCTTGGCATCCCATAGTTTGAGTATGCCAAGAGCGATATCAAAAGCAAGAACCGTTTCAATGGATATCTTGTTTCCCAGATATAGCCGAAGAAGCGGCGGATGATTACCATTCTTCGGTGTCAACAGTTCTTCAAGACTATCACATTCGATATCCATCAGTTCTTGCTTCAGCTGATATGAGAATGATTCAATACGTTTACGCCATGCAGCATAAACCTTCTCAGACTCAATACCAGATAGTTCACCGATCCATTTAACGCCAGAACGCGAGACAAAGTTGGCCACGAAATAATCGGTGAGTTCTTCATCTTTGTATCGCCGTTCCAATCGCTGAAAGAAAAAAGTATCCTTTCGCTTCATGAACGATTCAGCGGATATCTGCCGAATCTTACCGCCATACTTGATGAAATCATAATCGGTTGTGAAATGTAACCTCAGTGCCTGATAACGCTGATATGCTTTCATTCCTTCCATTAGATTGGCAACCGCGATCCTGTTCGTTTTAGTAGATTAAGTTGAAGTGCTTCTGATTGTAGCAACTTGCGCATGGTTGGCGTCATGAGTTTGGATACGTTTTCAAACTCTAGTCCAGTAGTTTCACATACATCAGTGATTGCTTCAAGATAACCCATACCAAGTGACTGAACTCGCTTTTCAACTAAACTCACAAAAGTGTTGGATGACATAAGGCTAGATAATTCATTCATCGCATATCTCCTGCAAATAATAGTTTGAACGCAACAGTAACGCGCAATCCTTCGAAATGGCGTGTTGGTTCCTTACCCATATGCCACCAATCTCCAGGAAACAATACTCCACTATTGAACATAGGCGTAACAGCAACAATACCACTATCAGGCGTCTGAATCATAGTTTCACCACCCCACATAGGATTCCATTCAGGGTTTGCGTAGTAAAGAAACGTGTATGATAACGCAGACTCGGAATCTTTATGGAACGAACCAGGCAAACCATACGTTTGACCATTAGCATACACTCGCTCAAGAGTAAACTTCTTTTTGAACGACTGCTGAATATGAGCAAACATAGATTCAGTAAAGAACGGATCATGGTCAAGAGTCATCATCCAGAAAGGAAAGTTCTTTACTTGAGGATCATTGCTAGAAAATTGACCAAAGTGCCAACCGCGAGAATTGATTGTTTTTTCAACAACCATATTTGATTGACTTGGTTGCAGAAAATCTTGCGCCATCTCTATATTTTTCATTTGCCACGTTCCTTATCTACTGCAGCAATCATCTCATCCTGAACCACATAGTTGGTCACAGTGCCTTTTAGCGTGTGATACTTCTTACCATGATCGGCAATCTCATTGGCAGTGCGACCACAACCAACACACTTACCATCGTCGCCCAGTTTGCAGATAGCAGTGCATGGTGAATCTTTCTTTATGTTCACACCATTCACACCACCAACACTCTTGCGCTGAATATCTTCACTCAGTGTTTCAGGATAATATAGTTCTAGCGCAGCGCAATCGACGGTACAGTTGAACCAATGATATTCGCCAGGACGAACAGTAGTAAAGTCACCTGCTCTGAGAACAGTGACGTCGGTGAGATCATAATCATTCTTTCGTACATGAATTTCAAGTTCTCCAGAAATAACATAGAATGCGTTCCACTTGTGTGCATGTTTGTGCTCCGAACAACGATAACCTGCTTTTGTATTGATGCGATGAAGTTCCACAAAAGGATTCTGAATCAATGCGCTTGTGTTTCCCCATACTTTTCCATTAATAATTGCCATCTCAATAAAACTCCACTATTTCATCTGCAATGCCATATTTAACTGCTTCTTTTGCCGTGAGCCATACGTCTTCGGGCGGAAGAAGATACTTCTTGATATTTTTCTCAGTCATTCCTGTACAACGCTTATAATGTTCGACAATGCGTTGTTGAGTGTTAGTGAATTCTTTTACAGTAGCAAAGAGTTCGTGCTCTTTACCAAAAGAACCCCAAGAGAACTGATGAGAAAGAATAGATGTGTTGCGAGTAATAAATCGCTTGCCTTTCTGACCAGCGATAAACGTCATGAGACCGCAACTTGCGATACAACCAAGACCATATGTAAATACTGGAATGCGAGATCCCTTTATGGTGTCGATAAGAGCAAATGCCGCATCAACAACGCCACCATACGAATTAATAATCATTTTGATTTGCTTAGGGCGATCTTTATCCATGAGATTACGTTCTAGAATAAAGGCAAGAGCATCTCCACAGGAATCATGATTAAAATCTTTATTGAAAAGATAGTAGTGTTTTTCTTCTAGTGTAGGAGCAAATGTTTTATTGCTGTCTTCCTTGAAGTCGTCTTTCATGATCAATTTCCTTTCTCACACGATCAATCTTCAACAAATCATATAGTAAATCTTCGAACATGTCAAGATCTAACATATTGGGTCCATCACACGGAGCATTATCAGGATCATTATGCACTTCCATAAAAACGCCTGCCACGCCAACAGCAACTGCCGCACGAGCAAGAGTTTGTACGAACTCACGTTGACCGCCAGATGATGTTCCTTGACCTCCAGGAAGTTGGACTGCATGAGTACAGTCCATGATAACAGGATATTGGTTGCGTTTCATAATATCAAGTGAACGCATATCAACAACTAGATTATTATAACCAAATGTTGTTCCGCGTTCAGTTTGCATAATTTGCTTGCAACCAAAATGTTCCAACTTTTCCACCACGTTTTTCATTTCTTGTGGTGAAAGAAACTGACCTTTCTTGACATTGACTGGTTTACCAGTCTGCGCTGCTGCCTCGAGTAGATCAGTCTGCCTGCAAAGGAAAGCGGGAATCTGTATGATATCAGCATTTACCGCCGCACATTGCCAGGGGTCATGAACGTCCGTAAGAACAGGAATACCTAATCCACGGACGGCGTCCATTCCATAAAACGCTTCATCGAACCCCGCACCTCTATAGCCTCCCGCAGATGTTCGATTCGCCTTATCGAAGGACGTCTTATATATGAAGTTGACTGATCGTCCCAACACAAATCCAATATCTTGGACTATAGTTCGCAAACGATCAGCCATTTCTATCGCATGGTATTTTCCTTCAAACACGCAAGGACCAGCGATAATACTCAATGGTTTATCATTACCACAATCATTGTAAAAAGACATAATGTATCCTAGTTATATCGTTCGTCAAATTGTTTGATACGCTTATTAAGATACTCTTTGATAATTTCTTTGATATTATCATCATCTAAAAGAATTAGGCAATTATTTATTTCATCTACGAATGCTGCTTTTTTTATTTTGTCTATTGAATATCCACCAAAAGGTTCTGCAACTTGATAACTCTTTTCGAGTTCGGTCATTTTAGCACCCTACTTGTGTGTCTACTTCATTTAGGAGTTGTGTAACAGTTTTCACCATTGGATCGGTATCACCTTGAATAAAATTCAATAGATGTCTAGACCGTTCTAAAATTTGATTTAGTGAAGGCGTTGTGCCAGTTTCATCTTTTAATTGTTCGCGAGCCATACGAACAATTTCTAATCGCAGATTAAGTTCATTCTGATACATATCACGCTCCATTATGTGGTTCAAAATAACATAATATATCACCCCATGAATTTATACATGCCCAATATTTACCATCTGGTGAAGGTTGAACTCTTACATGAGGAATGATAGATTCAATGAATGCTGGTCTTTTTGTTGAACTGGAAAAAGTTTTATTCCACTCTTCTTCAGTCATTGGATTAGGAAACTTTAGATATATTCCTTGTGGTCCAACTCTACGGATAAGAGTTTTTTCATCTATGAATTTACAGTCAGATTTACCACAACAATTCATTTTTGTTTTGGGATCGACTTCAGTTCCATTGCCCCACCATTCATGAGCAATCGATGAAGTAATCATACCGCACAATAGAGCCAGTGTCAAGACTATTGTTTTCATGATGACCTCCGAATAGATGAGGGGAAATTTTGTTTAGCGCACGCCTCCCCTCGGGCGCATTAGTTGGTGGGTTTATTCTGTTTCCAAGTCAAACCCACCGAAAACTCATGTTAGGCTGCTAGAGCGTAACGAGGAGCAACATTATCGTTGGCACCTATAGTTTTTGACCTATTAGGCGGTCATCCCGTTATCTCCATCTCCGCATCAACGTCCGTCGATCCTAGTTTCGCCCCCATCAAAAGTACAATAAGAAGCTCATCCTTTAGTTCGTCCCTCGACCTAAACGATTGCTTGAGGGATGCTTATTGTACTTATGGTGGACTGGGCGGGTACTGCCCCCACGTCCGATCCGTCTATCGTCAACTTCAACGATAACCAAGTATTTATTCTATATCAATACTAGGCGTTTGTCAAGACTCTTTTTTCGAAATCATTACGAACATTCAGCAAATCCGCAACATAATCATTTCGATGCCCACGGAACTCCTGAAACTCTCCCTCATCCGTAACCATTAGGATAGCGATATTATAGGTTTCGATTCCAGTGTGTTCCTCGAACATAATCGTGTATGCGGTTGCCTGAAGAAAGTAGTCGTGAATCATTTCACGAGTTTTCATAGTTCGCGAAGTCTTGAAATCCACCACTGTAACTTCGCCGTCCCATTCACAGATCAAGTCTGCAGTTCCTGCAATTCGTAGTAGATCAGAATACATCGAAGTTTCTGTAGTATATACCAGCTGGAGGTTTTTGTCAACACATTTTCTTACTGGTTTGAAATGCGCGATAGTTGCTGGCAGGACTGTTATAGGATCAACGTCATCGCCGAGGATATACTTTTCCATGAGATTATGAAGATTAGTCCCGCGACGTGCTGCTTGCGTAGATATTGCTCGTGCCTTTTCTTCGCCCACGCGAGCGCGCCATTCTGCGAGCGAACGTTTCTTTTCTGGCTGAGAACCAAGAACAGTTGTTATGGAAGGATAAAGCGAACCAGCGGGAGTTTCGTATCGTCTCCCGCTGGGCGAATTGATTTGTTTTGCTTTGGGTAAATCAATATGTGGTGAATAGTCAAATCGCATTCTCATACCATTATATAGGCGTTTATTTTATGTTATCAATCCTGCTTCGTCAAGTGCCGTACGAGTGAGGATATATTCACGAACGAACCCAGAGCGGACAACATCTTCCTTGTTGAACTTCACAATCTCAAAAGATTTCATGCGACCAGCCACTTTTAATAAATTCGGCATACCGCTGCCTTCTTTCATATAGTCCTTCTGTGCGAAATCACCACAAAGAATAACTCGACAACCTTCACCAACACGAGTCATGATCGTATGAATTTCCTGATCGCTCATGTTCTGACATTCGTCGATGATTATAATACTATCACGAAATGTCGTGCCTCGCAAAAACGAAGTTGTATGAAATTCCATATAACCATTCTGCTTCATCCAGTCGTAAGGTTTATCGACTAGTTCCGAAATGATACCAGCATATGGCGCTTCATATACTGCTGCTTTCTGTTCAGCTTTTCCTGGAAGAAATCCCACATCCCTTGTTGGAACTATACTTCGAATAACAACGATAGGCATAGGAGCATCACCAGTAAGGATTGCTTCTAATGCCAGATACATGGCGATAAAAGTTTTACCAGTACCAGCTACGCCATGTAGGATTAGATTTTTGTCTCGTTGGAATGCGTCAAATACTTGTTGTTGAGCGGGAGTTTTTGGTTCTATCCACGATAAATGAGGAGTGGCGACAGTCTTAGGCTTTTTCTTTTTAAGCTGTTTTCGTTCTCGGCGCGATAAATATCGATCTGCCTCTTCGATTAGGTTTCGTTCGTTCAAGAGTTCGGTTACTTTGTTCGGAATCATTTTGTTGCTCCGTGTTCTAGATTTATTGTAAGTAACATATCGACGAATAGAACGATGCTGTGCCGTTGGATACCTCCTAGAATGTGTTGATTGTTGAACGGGGACTATTTTTCTTGATAGTCTTGAGTAGATCGCGAAATCCACTATCTGGTTTGTTTGTGCCTGAAGCAACGCCCGATACGATCATCGGAGCGGCAGGTAATATATTGATGTGGGGATTTTGTGCGAGATACTCTTCCATGGAGGAAATTGTCATGAACTCCTCATGGTATTTATCGGTCTTGGTGTTATGGAACGTATATGTTGGCATAATCTTATATCCTTATTTAGCGTTTCAATCAAATATATAAATAAAGGCGGAAAGAAAGAAAGGAAATCTACCATGGATGTAAACGCAGCATTTAAACTTATTTCCGATGTAGGATTCCCTATAGCGGCAGCAATTGCTGGTGGTTATTTTATCTTCCTTACAATGAAATTTATACTCGCTGGTGTTATGAGTTCAGTACAAGGTCTAAGTGGTATCATTACCGCACTCGACAATCGAGTAAAAACAATGAATCACGATGTTATTCGAATCGATACTTTGGTATCAAATGCAATGGGTGTCAAGCCCGATGTTGATAGATTGGCAAGAGCAGATGGCAAAAACGACGCAAGAAGAGACTGAATACAAACAAGCTATGCCTCATTTGGGATATACATTTTCAATAGGCTCAGACATAATTATATTCGACGAAGAACTTGTATTCACTTCTAATCCTAAACAAAGAGTAAATAAACTATTACCATTTAAACCAGGCACTTTTTTTGAAGCAGTTGAACTAGATGATGGTAGAGCCGCATTAAAAAGAGTAGAGATCAAAGATGGGCAATATCGCAGAGCTTATAAGTAAATACGGTTTTCCTATTGTTGCAGCAGTTGGGCTTGGTTATTTCGTTTATTTCGTTTGGGTGTGGGCAACAAAAGAAGTCAAACCAGTATTATCAGACGCTAATAAAGTTTTGATTGCTCTCATTGATCGTATTCGTATGTTGGATAATGACCTCATTCGTCTTAATCAAAAAGTTAATATAGTTCTTCAACTCCGTAAAATGGAACACGACGAGTTAACACAAAAAGCTAATGAGTTTATTGTTAATGAAGAGAAGGGGACCGTATCTAAGCCAACCGAAGATACTGCTGATAACCAGAAACAAGAAGCCAAAAAAAAGTAATATAGCTTCAGTTTTTGTTAGGACCATATCCGACGAAGTTTGAGAGTGCATATCTACCGTATCCCTTGAATGGCTCTACTCCTGGATTCATTTCAATTGCTGTAACTTCGTGCCTGACACATGATGGAAATATAACCAACATGTTGTCCTCAATCACAATTCGTTCATTGTAATCAGTAAAAATCAAATCGCCGCCAGTGAATCCTTTTGGTTTTTTGAAGTGCCATGAGATAGAAGTTATGATTGTTCTATCCACATGTGATTTGTAATAGTCTGCTTGTTCGTAATAACTCACCAAACTTCCGTCATGATCACAGTTATTATAATATGCAGACATGATTTTGTCAAGATTTACCATAGACTCCATGATATCACGACTGAACAACTTTCTATTTACTGTCAATATATTTGAGAAACTGCGGTTCTTGTAAAGACTGTCTAGAAACACTCCACTATTGCTTTTCATATCATTATCCTTCTGACCAGTTTCAGAAGGAGGTTCTAGTTTATCTTTATAGGTAAGGAAGTCTAGTTCTTGCCATATCAATCCTAGTTCACGTTCGTCGTAGAACTCACGGACTTTCAGATATGGAAATGGTTTTGGTTCATTACAAAAAATCATAATAATTCACTTGCTAGTTGCTTTATATGTTCCATCCCAATTTTCAGGTGGATTAGCTTTATATTCTAAAATCCGCTCCTCCATTATTATATAGTATTCTTTGAGAAATCCATTGAAAACACGATCGCTCTTTAATACTCTCAAGAATTCTAATGCTTGATCCCAATTACCTTCTCCATAGAATTTTCGAAAATCTTTGTGTGTGCTTTGGTATACGGGCATGATATCGTTTGGTGATATAATAGTGTATATTCCAACTCCAATGTTTTTTCCTTTGACTGCTATAACATCAAGTTTTATGACATGGAAATCGTTCATTATCTGTTTAGCGGTTTCTTCGCCTATAATCAATCTTACTCCATAGTTCTTTGACTGTCCTTCTAGCCTCGAAGCCAAGTTGACAGAATCGCCCAAACAGGTATAATCAAATCTTTGAGCAGAGCCCATGTTGCCAACGACAACACTACCAGTATTGATCCCAATGCCCATACCAAAAGGAGGAACCCCTTCAGACGAGATAGAATTATTGAAAACGTCCAAATCATCTAGCATCTCCAGTGCTGTTTTAACCGCGTCTCTGGCATGTCTTGGATTATCTAAGGGAGCGTTCCAGAAAGCCATTTGAGCATCTCCAATATACTTATCCAAAGTGCCTTCATTTTTGATAATCTTCTCCGTCATAGCTGTCATGTAACGATTCATTATTTGTGTAAGACCTTGCACATTATCGCCATAGTGCTCAGAAATAGAAGTAAAACCACGAACATCCGTAAACATAATTGACAGCTCACGGGTTTCTCCTCCTAGTTTTAGCAGGTCAGGATTCTTCTGTAGCTTCTCAACCAGTGCTGGTGAAAGATATGTACCAAACTGTTTCTTGATTTGTAGTTTCAGGAATAGTTCTTTGAGGAATTTTAGAATTACCATGTATCCGAACACGATGGTGAAAGATACAATCAGAAAACTCACATCCCACAGCTGTCCATATTCTTTGAACATATAGTAAGAAAAAAGACTTGACAATCCAACAAATATGGGATATAATAAGTATGTTACGATGGGTAATAGTATGGGTGTGAGTAATATCACCGCAATACCAATAGTAGCAATACTGATTGCTTCAAGAAGATTAGCGAATGCAAAGCGAACTGGTGTGTTACCCTGTATCGCAGATTCAATACCTAATGCCTGTATTTCATGAGACCATTTCGATCCTAATGGTGTAGCAATAATTCCTCCAACGCCTTCTACTTCCAATCCAAGAATAGCTATCTTGCCTTTGATATCTGTTTTTGCAATATCTGTGTAAGATATCTTATTGAATTGATAGTTCCAGTTTAGCCATATTCTAGCGTTTGAATCGGTTGTTAGCGGTTTGAATCCACGAACTCTGACTGCTTCAATTCCCGCATCGGTAGATTTAATTTGAAATGATGGTGATCCTACAGCAACACGTATAGATTCCAAAACAATCGAGGGAAATACAGACTCGCCAATAGCCACAAGCATAGGGATGCGGCGTACAACACCGTCCCTTTCAGGAGTGGTCGCTGCCATCCCGACGCCCGAAGCATTCTTACCAAAATCGGGTAAAGGACCGATAACACTATTCCACCTAGCAATATAAGGTAGAACGTCACCACCAATAGCTGAATATCCACGAACAACTGCATTTTCATTTCCTTTCTGAGTCGTTGGCGTTTGTGATATTACAACGCCCTTCTGTTTCTTCAGAAACTCAGAAAGGATTTCATCAGTGCCCATTCTATCTTTTTCGGACATAAGAACAGGAAACACAACTATTCCTGCGCCTTGCTTGAACAATGTTTCCATGGTCTCCGCAATATCTTTGCGCGACCATGGCCACTGACCTTTTTCTTTTATTGATTTTTCATCAATAGAAACAATAACAATATTATCCGACTTAACTGGCGTTTTGCTTGTTAACAAATAATCAAACGTCTTTAGTCGCAATATCTCAACAGGCGAATAATCCATCACTTTCAAAAATACAAATAGTCCAAGGATTAAAAATGCTATAAGTTTTTTCATTGTTGAGTCACCGATACACTACACCCAGCTGGATTAGTGCATGTTTGTTCTATAGAATACACTTGATTAGTAGTTCCAGACTGACTAAGATTCAAAGTAGAAGAACCACCTGCATTATTTAGTCGTATCGTAGCAGCATGGTTACCAGATCCTTCTTGCACAATAGTAGCAGAATGACCATTGCCAGTTAATCCTAGATCAAGATAATGATTGCCACCATTCTTCTGAGTAACATTAATGTTATTCCCAGATCCATTATTATCAACAAACATTTTCTTACCACCGTTATTATCTTGTGTAAGATTTATCGTGTTCTGGTTACCAGTGTTAGTTAATTCTAAGTAATGTCCAGCACCAGTTCCATTATCTGTTTGTTGAGTTATATTCACTGTGCTATTATTTCCAGCACCTTGATATTTGATATAGTTATCTTTATGATTCTTTTGCAGAACTGTTATATTATTATTGTTTCCGATCTGTTCGATATAAACACCGCTTGAATTATTACCACGATTCAACCAAGTGTTAACTCTGTTCTGTTGTTGTGTTGTTATTGAACTAGCATATGAAGGAGTTGTTGGTTGCGTTGGTGTTGTCGGCGCTGTAGAACCAGCGTTTGGTGCGATAGGACCGAAGTTTGTTCCATTCAGTGTAGTCGTACCTTGTATTTGATCGACTAATAGAATAGGACTGAGAGCAGTGTCACCAAGATTGAACGAAGCAAATCCTAATGTATACTCACCGTTTTCTGGAACAGTGAATACTGCCAATTGCCAACCAGTAGAACCATAACTGCCTGTTGAATAGTTACCAGTTCCAGGATTAGTGAAGCCTAATAAAGCGTATCTTTTCTGTTCGTTATTAAGAGTAGGTATAATTCCAGCATTTGTAGAATGTGTTAGTGTAATCATTGAACCATCATTGAATGGAACATAATCAGTTGACATATATTGCCAAGCAATGGTGTATGTTTTACCTGCTTCAAGTGTTACGTTTCTTTTCATCCATGAAGCATTGGTTGGATTACTATTACCACCCTGATTTGTCAAAAATGTTTTGATAGCAGTATTCTCAGCACCAGTTAAACCAAGTGATGTTGTAGAGGCATCAAATGTAGGAGAACCAGAGCCAGCTTGAATACTTGCCATGTATGAACCATAGCCAGTAACATTCCATGTGTTACCACCACCAGGACTATAATTTGTTATGCCTGTTGTTACATTAACACCAGTACCATTTGAGTTCCATGATGTAGCAGATTTAACTGTTCCTGAACCATTGCTGATAGTCCAACCAGACATTGTTCCAGTTTCAAACCCAAAATTTCCACCAAGGTCTTCCGCATATGCAACAGTTATGATCAAAGCGAACAACAGTGCTAGAATTTTTCTCATCTATCAAGCTGCCTTATTGTTATTCTGTTTTGATTTCCAGTTCCAGTTATTTTGATTTCTGGTTCTGCGCTATTCTGAGAAATAGTATAAGTTGCATTATCCTGTCTTTCATTGATACCAATATAGATTGTGCTCTTTGATTTGCCATCCACTTTTAGATATCGATTCAATCCACGTTCATTCCAGCACACATTAAACACAGAACAATCAGAAAGTCTTATGGCGTCTGGTGAAACTTTTAGTTTAACAGAATTGATTAGGGCTATTTGTTCTACTGTTATTTTCTTATTCGAATTATCAGCAGCCACTTTTGTTTCTTCTTCTGTCATTTCAATTATAGGAAATTTCTTTTTTTCTTCTTCCTTTTTCATTTTTGATAACATTGCAGTTATGCTATCGGGAGTGTCAAGAAACATATTATTATTGATAATACGAATGTCTGGTTTTATCCTAACGGGAGGTGTTGGTGTTTGTGAAGCAGAATAAACAGTAGTTGCGGTGAATGGTTGATTGAGAACAACAAATCCTTCTGGTGTTTCTACTTTGATTTCACCAACAGCGCAATTTTGTCTTTCATCATAATTATACATTTTGCGATCATCATCGCAGCTAGGTAATAATACAATGAGGCTTCTGCCGATTTCATCTACAGACATGGCAAAATCAGTACCACGAACGGATATAGTAGCAGTGGGTGTTCTGATAGCAACTTTTTGTGGATCGTTTCTGGCTATTTGTCCAGACGCATAACGAATAGTTCCCATGGCTGCTTTGAGTGATATTTTACTTGCGTCTGAATTACTTGGGTCATAAACAAAGTCGTCAATAAGCAAACGACTGTTAGGTGTTATTCTAACAGTCGTATCATCTTTGAATTTGAGTTTTGCTTCGGATTCAGATTTGGTTATAACAGTATCCATAGATTCGATGGGACTTTGTTTTTTCCCATCGAATATATTTTTGTTTCTGTCAATACTGATATTACCTTTGAATGATTCGACCGAACCAATTTCAGCATATGCTACTGATGGTAATAGCAATAACGCCATCAGGACTCTAAGCATTTTAGTTTCCTGAGTTTATGTTTACTACGTTTGAAGAACCATTTGTTGTAACACTTACGATTGTATCAACTGTACCAGTCTGAGCAATAGTATATTGATTGCTCGAACCTGTAATATCCATAGTCAATTGATGACCGCCTCCAGCAGAAGAACCAGACATTGTTGAGGTGATGGTGTTTAGATCACCAAGAATGCTAATGTTACTGTTGCTGTTGCTTGTTGTTATTGTTTGAGTAATTGAGTTAGTGTTGCCTTGAATATCAATGGTAGAAGTGATTAGATTACCTTTGATAGTTTGTGTTATGTTATTATCATCACCTGTAACTGTTGCTGTTGTTGTAACATTAGTGGCAGCAGTTGTTCCATCACCGAGTGTGGTTGTATTTGTGTTACCGTCACCGACAATAGTTTTTGTTACAGTGTTGTTATTACCAGTTATGTTATAGTCAATTACGTTTGAACTACCAGTCTGTGAAGTTGTTACTGAGTTACCATTACCCGTGATTAGTGCAATTGAGTTTGCATCACCGACTCTGTTTCCGTTTCCTACTTGTGTGATATCTATTGAATTCGAGTTACCTGCCTGCTCAATATAAACTTTATTTTGTGCAAATGCATGGGAAGTAACAGCCAACATCAAGAACATGACGAAAGCTGTAAATTTACGCATTATTTTGCTCCTTTAATTTTCCAGTGTTTCTTTCTTGCGCCTTCTTTGATTAGTTCTAACACAGCAGCGTGAACACCTAGTTGAACTGCTTTATTCATACTTTCGTTAGAGGCAGCGCCAAGTTCTGCTTCTAATGCTCTTGTTCCAGCATCGACAAACTTCAACATACCTGCATTATCTCTAAATGAATATACCGTTTTGGTTGTTGTAACAGATACTAATACTTCTCCTGTGGTGACTGACACTGCACGGAGAGATACTACGATTTCATCAATGCTGTATTGAGTTGATGCTCCAATGCCTAACACTCTTGCGCCAGCACCGCCAGTTTTCACATTTGAGTCGTAACCTATAATACCACCTTCAAGAAGAACACCAGCAAATAGCATTGGTGGTAATGGTTTTGCATCCTTACCTTCATATTGTTCACGCATTTGACGAATGATTTGACGTTCTTTGATAAGATGATCTAGATTACCACGTTCGATGACTTTGAACCATTTACCGCCACCGATTTCTTGTAGAGAGCGGATCAGGTAATTGTCTGCACCTTGAGTTACAGCAGAACTTAATACTGCTACATTCTGTGATGCTTTTCTTTGCCCAGTCTGATCATTAAATCTATAGACTGCAACGGCAATTGGCGGACCACCTGGTTGGGGGACCGCTTGTTTCTTATAGAATGTTGGTGTTGTTACTGTTGCATCTTGATATGGTATTGCTTTTGTGCCAGCTGCAGTGGCACATCCACCAAGAGCAAGAGCAGAGATTAATAATGTAACTGCTTTTAGGTTGGTGGAATCCATCCGAAATCTCCTAATGGTACTCTGATTGTTGTTAGTGTTCCATTAACATCAGTAACATTAAGAACGACTTCTGTGCCATCTCTATACCAGTCGATGGTATTTCCACCTAATGTAAATGAACCTCTCTGATTTGCTTCACCGTCACCAGAGAACATTCTATCTACCATCTGTCTTGCGAGTTCATTAAACACGCGAGACTCTAAATTTGCAAGAAACCTAGCCAATGGGGTATTGGCGGCATCTTGTTCTGCTTTTAATAAATCAGCTTTTCTTTGTGCTTCGATAGCCAGTTTTCTACTCAATTCCATATTGTATATGGATAAAACGTGGCTAGTGTATCCTGCTCCATTAAAAGATGGTGACAGGAATTGATGTGTCATTTCAGCTGAATTAACGGATGAAGACATAACGAAAAGCATAACGAAAGCTGTTGATGCTTTCATTTACCTTTCCTTTCCTTTTACGAAAGTATTTATAACTCGAGTGAGTCTTTCAGAGAAGGAAATTCTTCAATAATAGCATACCAGCAATCTAGAGCGATTTCACGATGTTCCTTTCAGTAATTTTATGACACTGAACAACGATTGGTTTCTTCCTATAAAAAGGCATCACTTAACTCCAAACTTCTTTTCAATTGCGTTACAAGCATCCCAAATAGCAGAACTTTTTGGAGGATTGCAGAGAAGCATTGATGTGTTGAAGGACTGTTCTTGCATAGTTTCAATACATTCTTTCACGATCAGTTCAGCGAACTTTTCAATTTCAAAATCATCATTATCCCAACATTGTTCTGCGATTCTACTAATGTTTTCGTTCATCACTTTTCTCCTAGATCAAGGCAATCCCTCAGTGAGGGAAACGTTTCTGTAATCTGATACCAAGCATCACGAGCAACTTCACGATGCTCTTTCTGTGTTTCTGGACCCATACGCAACTGGCAATAATGAATCCAGCTACGAAGTGTTCCATTCATATACATGCGAGAAACCGTTAAACCTTCAGGAAGAACAGCACGTGCTTGTTCCTTGGCGATACCGTTTTCAATCGCCCATGTATATGCCTTCATTACATGGTCACGGACTGACTGTTGTGCTCCCTGCCATTGATTTTCAAGTTCACCATCATCAGTTTCAATGCTGTTCTGTCGATTCTTTTGATCCTGAAGACGAGCCTCACGAATAACGAAACCCAAGTCCTTAGTAGGATCAGCATAACGCTGGCTGAACTCTTGGAAACTGAATGAACGATGACGCAAAATTTGGCGAGCAATATCACGAGTGGTATTGATCTCCATAACGACATTGACCATCTCAAAAGGCGACCAGTGCTTGTGCTTCATCAGATACTTTAGCAGCTTGTTGGCAGTAAGATGATTGCTCTGATTCGATGGATTGCTTACACGAGCAACATACGCAATGAACTCATCAATATTCAAGTCTGCTTCACCCATATTCATAGGCTGAGTGATACCAATAATCTTAGCGTTGTTCATTTATCTTTCTCATTACTTCAGTTAGAGATTCTTCAACAATCCATTCAATACCATTTACACAATAGACAATCGTCGCAACGCTTGCATCATTGCGACGTTCATACACCGAAGCGATATGTTCTGTGTTTATGTAGATAGGCATATCCAACACATTAGGATTGCTCATGTTTGTTAGTTTGATCATCACTCAACGCCTCCTCTGCTATTTGGCGAATAACATGATATCCTGTAACTCCAGGAACGCATTCTTTGATTATTCGTTCAAGCGCGAGTTTCATTTCGCGATTTTCACTCATGATACGAATGCTTTCCGTATATCCTATAGGCAACGAGTGCCCGAAGTCAATAGAATCGCCGTACATTTCCTGCGTATATTCTTTCATTCTTCCCATCACACCCACCATTCTGGTTGTTCGCGTTTAGTCCACTTGGCAAAGTTTTTCTTATGCTTCTAACTAAATTTTTTCGAAAATCGTTACAACTCTGAAACGATGATTTGTTGATTTTACCATACCTATTACGCCAACCATTTTCCATGTGTCTTTTCTATACATAGGTAGAACCTGATCCAGCCACACAACATGAGTCCCAGTATTTGCTTTGCTTAGTGCCTGCATCACTTTGTTCCTTTTAACCATTGTTGTTTGGTAGTGATCGCAATCTTCCACACTATATGGTGGATCAGCCAAAATTATATCATATTTTTCAACTGGCACATGTTCAAGAGATTGGGCGTCATCTATATATGTTGGTTGTAATGTATTGTTTATGTCAACAGTATCACCTGGCCATGCACTCTGATCGACCTTACCTGAGAACAAATGCAGGCAACTTCTTTTATCTGGAAAGAGAGCCTTAATTCGTTTCAGATATCCTGCTGGGTAGCCACCATAATATCCTGACTGAACTCCATACGCATTTCCCATTATCCATGTGCCAACAATTCTACCATCCTCGCTCAAAAAAATTGATCTTGGGAAGTTTGTCGTTTTGCAGTAACTATCTATGCGCGATTGAATATCCATCACACCCACCATTCTGGTTGTTCGCGTTTAGTCCACTTGGCAAACGCTTTCTTGTATTCAAGATAATATGCACGATAACCATCGACAGGATTGTTGCGTTTACAGTCATCGGGCATAGCCTGAGGAAATGCAGTCAAAGGTCCAGTTGGAATATTCTTAGGCAACGCTACCAATCGATTGAATATACTTTCAGTCTTATGATATTTTCCATAACGATGTGTATATTCATTTAGCAAACCTTCAAGCAAACAAACTGCCCATGTGTAGTTATTGTTTGATTGCATTGACCACTGTGTGCATGGATGACCGACATGAGTTGCCTTGTATAGCACACTGTCATTTTCGGTGCTAGGAAGTTGCCAACGCTTGATGCGCCGACCACTACTGGCATCAATATATTCTTTACCATCTAGAATACGATGAGCTGTTGAAAGCATCTGCGCTTCTTCAAGGATCATCTTTACCACATGTTTATCGCAGTGCATTTTAGCCGCGATAAAAGGATCATTATGTAGAACAAAACGATTCATGATGTTATCCCATAGTGATTGAGTAGACCAGATACATATATTATAGCCACAATTAACTGAATTGTCAAGAGCGAATATTTTCGCCACATCCAGCCAACTACGAACCATCCTATGTTCCCAGCAAGCGAAAACCATATTCCAAGAGGATATACGTTATATGCCACGAGGGCAACGCCGATAATAAGAATGATGGTCGAACCCCATTCGAACCACCATTCTATCGACTTCGTTTTATCTAAGACGTTCATTCCAATATTCTACTACATCAGCCCAAAGTTCGGGATTATATCCAGCCGCGATCATATCTTCTTCAACCATGTTTTCTAGTTCACTTTTCATTTTACTTCTCCTATCTACCAAAACCAAAGGGGCATTTACTTTTTTTCTGTTCGTCTTTTTCTTTTTGTAGTTCTGTGATTGCTCTCCTGAACCCACCAAATGTTCTTGCCACACCAATGAACATTCTTTCACAGTCTTTCTCATCGATAAGATGGCATTTCATATTGACCTTCTTTTCTGTGAGAGGAACGATATGAACTAATGGTTGATTCAGATTTATAGTGAACGTGAAGTTTTTCTTTGGAATAAACATATTCACGTTCGTTTGGTTCTGCCAATCATATCTTAATACGCCATTTGGTAGAATATAGTCTAAGTGTTCATTATGCCAATGATTAGCAAAGAAGGCAAAATGTATTCCTGTTTTTTCTCTCACGTTCCATGGAGATCCTAATTTAGCATGGTAAAATTTTGAAAAGGCATGATTGTATTGATCAGAACCATGTTCTTCAAACTTAGCCTTTCCTCTTAGGAAATTGTATTTGTATCCTTCGTTTTCTGTTACCGAAAACAATATGTCTGACCAGCATCGCAGCACAAATGATCGCTTATGTAATTCGATAAACCCGTAACAATTCTTCATATTGTTTTGCAAGTTTAGATCTTGATCTACTGTACTTCCGCTGCGAGGAAGACTCTTCCACCAATCTGGATAACATCTAGTTCCTCTGACTATGGGCGAATACTCATAGACAAAAGGATCTGTCGTGAAACAGTCAACGGTGATTGTGCTTCTGCGATGAAAGAATGAAAACATACCTAGATCCTATTATACATCTCCATATAACTCATGGAGTTTACGTCAAGTTGTAGTTTCATAGCAACAACATATCGCGGGACAGTGCAAGCTCTTTCCTGTTTGTTTTAAGATATTTGTATATTGCATGATGTTCTGTTGTGCTAAGAACATCATCATATACAGTAATTTTTGAATAGTCTTTTTTTATCTGCAAATCTCATATTTTCATCTCCTCAGTTCATAAGCATATCTACAAGACGACCGTTAGAATCGACCGCACGAATTCGAACGTTCCCAGAAAACATACGCTTACACTCATTCATAGCAATAGTGATATACTGTGGATTATTCATAACATTGGTTCTGATCGGTTGCCAATTTCCAAGTGATACCTTACCATCTTCAGTCATTTGCATCCATTCGATAGTGATATTATCCATCATTTCATCTCCTGCAATACTTCAAGCAACGTATCGGTAGTCGGAACAGCCATACTCTTATATCCATTTATCAAATTTGACACAGAGTTATGTAGTTCTTCGACGGTGCCAGAATTGTATATGATTTCGTCGAAGTATGGTGCTTCACCTGCCCACATATACTCG